GAAGGCGCTGAATTAGTGGCGGTTATACAATTAGCGGAACAGGTGAAAAACTTTCTTGTCACCCGTGGACAAGCCTACCGTCAGACGTTCAACGGAATTTATGGTGAGCGGGTCTTGATTGATCTGGCGCGGTTCTGTCGGGCGAATGAGAGTACGTTCGTACCTGATTCCCGCGCTGAAGGAATTTTACAAGGACGCCGTGAGGTGTGGCTCCGTATCTCAAAACACCTCAACCTGTCTGAAGATCAGCTTCAGACGTACTTCAACCCACAAGGAGAGTAGAGACAATGGCCGAAGAAGCTGGGTCCGTGGAAGCGGGCAACCCAGGGGAAGCAAACGCGCCCTCTGGCGAGACAAGCGCAGACGTAAACGCGGTAGCGGGTTCGCCCCTAGCTACTGAAACAACGACAGGTTGGATTGAAGGGGTACAAGACCCCACGACGAAGGCTTGGGCTGAAGCAAAAGGATTACAAAACGGAAGTTTTGAAAATGTCCTTGGGAGTTACCACAACCTCGAAAAGATGGTCGGCGCAGACCGCGCCGGGCGCACGATTACTATGCTGGGTGATGATGCCACACCGGAAGAAAAAGCTGAGTTCTACACAAAGCTGGGGCGTCCGAAGGAAGCGGGGCAATACTCTGTCGCGTTGCCTGAAGGCGTCACCGATACCACACGCATTGATATGATGCGTAACAAAGCGCACGAACTTGGTATCACGGATGCCCAGCTATCGGGTTTGGCTGAAGCCGACCAAGCGTACTTTGAAGCCGCTACGCAAGGGGCAGTAGATGACAAAGCCGTCTCTGCCGCTGATGCGGAGAAACAGTTGCGTACCGAATGGGGCGCGGCGTTCGACTTGAAGGTTGCGGGTATTGACGTTGCCGCTCACAAGTTAGGTATGTCGGACGAACAGTTGACGGGCTTGCGCGAAAGCATGGGTCCGGTGGAAGCCATGAAATTCGTGGACGGTTTAAACACTAAGATTGGAGATCACAATTTCGAAGATGGCATCCCCGTCACACCGGGCCACAAGACGCCTGAACAAGCTAAAGCAGAATTAGCGGACCTGTCCATGAATAAGGAATTTCAGGACGCTTGGCTCAATAAACAACACCCCGGTCACACGGCGGCGGTTGAGAAGAAAGCCGCCTTGGCTCGTCTCATGGCGGGTGTGGTGTAATGAAACAGGTTCGCTTAGAGGCCCTCAAGCTGGCAAGCCAGCTTGAGGGTGTGACCTCTGACAATGTATTGGCTGTCGCTGAAATCTTGGCGCAGTATATTGAAGAAGGTCCGAAGGTTGTTGAGTTGACTACACCACCCCGACAAACCCGAAAGAAACATAAAACATGAAACCGTGATCCCCTTGCGTTTAAACATCATATATGCCAATAATGAAATCAGAGCGCACCATGTGGTGTAGAACGGGCCTCGTCGATAACCCGCAAGGGCCGACCAAACAGCCCTAGTATTGGCCCCGGCTCACCGGACAAGCCTTCAGCTTTTGTTTTAACTGACAGAAGGAAGGCATTTACAATGTCTAACGAAATCCTAGACTGGTCACTTATTGACTATAAAAGCACTGTTGAGCATCTGCTTCAACAGCGTGGGTCTAAGTTTCGTGGCGCGGTTATGGAAGACAGCTACCACGGTAAAAGTGGTGCCGCCGTCAACCAACTCGGTGCAGTTACGGCGGTTGCTAAAACCACTCGCCATGCCGATACACCGTTAATCGAAACCCCCCAAGATAAGCGTTGGGTTTTTCCCACCGATTATGAATGGGCTGACCTCATTGACGATCAAGACAAGCTCCGTATCATTGCCGATCCCACCAGCCCCTACGCCATCAACGGCGCTATGGCTCTTGGCCGTGCAATCGATGACCTCATCATCACCGCCGCCACGGGGACTTCCCTGACGGGCGAAGATGGGACCACTTCAACGACTTTTCCGGCTGGTCAAACAGCCGGGACAACGGCTGGTGGCTTAACGATTGCCAAACTGCGTGAAGCCATGCAGTTGTTGATTGCCGCTGAAGTCGATGTGGACAACGAGCCTTTGTGGTGTGCCATTGGCGCACAACAGCACGACGATCTTTTAGGTCAAACTCAGGCTGTCAGCCTGGATTTCACAAATAAGCCTGTGCTTGTTGATGGACGTATTAGAGCCTTCATGGGCTTTAACTTCATCGACAGCCAACGTCTTGCTCTCTCTGGTACAGATCGCACCGTGGTTACTTGGGCGCAATCTGGCCTTCACCTTGGACTCTGGAACGACATCAATGTCCAGATTTCAGATCGTGCCGACAAATCTTACTCAACTCAGGTCTACGTCAAGGGAACTTTTGGCGCTACCCGTATTGAGGAAAAGAAAGTCGTCGCAATCACTTGTTCGGAGGCTTAAACGATGGCTACAGTTTATAGCACCCAGAAAACTAAGTGGGACCAAGACAGCCCTAAGACTAAGATCAAGACCAGTGAATCTGCTGGTCGTGTTCGTGTTTCTTATGCCGATTACACAGCGGCGACGGAACAGTCTGACATCCATATGTTCAATCTGCCAAACGGGGCGCGTATCCTGTCCATGCAGCTTGTCCATGTGGCTCTTGGTAGCACAACCACACTGTCTGTCGGCCATGCGGCTTACAACAACAGCGCGGGGACTGCGGTTGCTCTTGATGTCGATGACTTCAAAGCAGCAGCGGCGTCTACGGGTATCACCACGGTTGGTGCGGCTCTGACGGCGGCGCTTAAGTTGAACAGCATCGTTGACGCAGACGAGGACGGTATCCCAATTACCGTGTCTCTGGCTGGCGCTAACGGGTCGGGAAAGATTGAACTCACCTGTACTTGGGTGGTCGATTGATTTGGTGGGGTGACGGCCACCGCCGTCACCCCATTCTATCTTAAAGGAGTTTAAACATGGCTGACGACTATGCCCTCGCATACAAGAAAATCACTGAATTAACTACCGCCACGGGCGTCCCCGCCTCTGGTGATTATAATGTCCGTTGGGACGCCAGCACGGGTGGGCCTGTCAAAATTGATGCTACCAGCCTTACGGATACTGTCGGGACGACAGCTACGGCGGATGAATTGAATATGGCTGCGGATAGCTCGGCTAATACAGAGCTTGTCACAACTACTAATGTACTTACTGCGGCTGAAAGTGGTGCAACCCTTGTCTTCAATACTGCGACAGCGTTTGTAACTACCTTACCGGCCCTGGCTAAAGGGGTACGTTATAAATTCTATGCGGGTGCTACTGAAGTCACTGGGGGCAATCATACTATTGCTTGTACCAACAATGACAATACCATTCATGGGCAATGCACCGTTGCTGGTGCTTTGGTTGCTGCTGCTGATGAAGGTGTTATTAATCTTGTTGCTGATAAATTCCTCCAAGGTGATTGGATTGAAGTATTCTGTGATGGCGTAGGTTGGTATGTAAGCGGTCAAGTGGTCACTTCTGGTGGTTGCACGTTTACGACTTAACAGGAGCGGTAAATGACTGATGCGGTAAGCATCTGCAACCTCGCTCTGCAACGGGTAGGCGCTAAGTCTATCTCGTCCTTAGCTGAAGACAGCACCGCTGGCCGGGCTTGCAACCGGGTTTACGCGCAAGCCCGCGACAGCGAACTCCGCGCTAACTCTTGGGCGTTTGCCCGCGAACGGGTACAGGTTGCAGCAGATAGTACGGACCCGGTTTTTGGCGCGGCGAAGCGTTATGCTATCCCGTCAGACAGTCTCAGGGTACTCCCGACCAACGGGGTCGATGGCACGGATACCCAGGATGACTTTGAGATATACGGACGGTTCATCCACACCGACCACAGTTCGCCTGTTAATCTTGTGTACGTCAAACGTATCACAGACGAAGGCACATTCGACGCCTTGTTCGTGGAACTTCTGATTGCCCGTATTGCTATGGATATATCAGAGAAGGTGACACAGTCGAATAAGAAGAAAGAGGAAGCACGTTTTCATTATAAGGAGGTCCAGAAAGAGGCGCGGCGGGTTAATGCGTTTGAACGTCCACCGCAGAAGCCGCCTACGGACACTTGGGTTACCGCGAGGCTTTAAGTGTCAAAAGTCTCAGCAATACAGAACAATTTCAACGGTGGGGAAATTTCATCTCTCTTGTATGGTCGGCCTGACGTTGACCGCTACAAGACGGGCCTGAAGACCTGTTTAAACTTCATCCCTCTGGTGCAGGGTCCGGTTGAACGCCGTCCCGGTACAGTCTTCATCAAGGAAGTTAAAACAAGTTCTCTATCCACTAGGATTGTACGTTTTGAGTTTTCGACCACTCAGGCGTATATCCTTGAATTTGGGCATCTCTACGCTCGATTTTATAAAGATAACGGGGCGATTCGTTCATCCACCTCCACCATTTCAGCCGCGACAAAAGCCAATCCTTGTGTTGTAACAGACACAGGTCACGGCTATTCAAACGGCGCGGAGATTTTCATAACTGCTGTTGTTGGGATGACGGAGTTGAACGACAAGTATTATCTTGTCGCTAGTAAGACCACCAACACCTACGAACTGACGAACATCGACGGGACCAACATCAATAGTTCTTCTTTTACCACCTATTCGTCCGCTGGTACGTCCGCGCAAACGATTGAGTTAGCCACCACCTACACCACGGCGTCCCTGTTTCAGTTGAAATTTGCACAGAGCGCAGACATCCTTTATGTGACGCACCCTGATTTCGAGCCGCGTAAGATTTCGCGCTCTGCGGATACCGTCTGGACGATCACCGACATTACCTTCGCCGATGGCCCGTATTTACGGACGAACACCGAAACGACAACAATGGGGCTTTCAGGAACTACCGGGTCCGTCACTGTCACTTCCGCTGACCCCACCACTTCCACGATTTCAGGCGCGACCCAGGCCGACCCGTGTGTCGTTACAGACACCGGGCATGGCTACAGTAGCGGCGATACGATTTTCATAGCAGCCGTTGTTGGTATGACGGAATTGAACGATATATTTTACCATGTCACGGTCATAGACGCTAATAGCTACAGCTTACAAAATACGTCTGACGTTGATATTGATAGCACTGGTTTCACCTCGTATGGGTCCGCTGGTACGTCCGCACAACACACCAAAGGTATCAACGATCAAGACGGGTTCAAGTCCACCGATGTCGGGCGGCTCATCCGCTGGCAAGACCCCGCTTCAGAGTGGACGTATCTGACGATCACGGCGGTTACGAACGCGAAGACTTGCACCGCTTTTATAGACGGCCCTGATGCGTCCGCTACCACCGCTACGGCAGACTGGCGGCTTGGGGCTTGGTCAGACAGCACCAGCTACCCCGGCGCGGTTACGTTCCACCAGAATAGGCTTTGTTTTGCTGGTGGGACAAGTGAGCCGCAACGTGTGGACATGAGCCGCACGGGTGACTTTGAGAATTTCGCGCCCACGGACGTTGACGCCACGGTGGTTGACGATCACGCCATTACGAACAATCTATCCGCTGACACCGTCAACGCTATCCAATGGATTGCAGACGATGAGAAAGGTCTGTTGATTGGGACCGTAGGCGGCGAGTGGGTCTTGCGCCCGTCTGACACAGGCGGCGTCACCACCCCCGCCAACGTCCAGAGTAAGCGGTCATCTGCCTACGGTAGCGCCAACATCCAACCCATGCGGGCTGGGCGCGCCATCCTGTTCGTTCAGCGGGCGTTGCGTAAGGTCCGCGAACTAGCCTACGTCTTTGAGGATGACGGTTTCAGAGCGCCCGACCTGACGCTGGTGTCCGAACATATTAGCCGTTCTGGTATCGTGGAAATGACGTACCAGACAGAGCCTCAGAGCCTTCTATGGTGTACCCTGACGGACGGTACGTTGATCTGCTTGACCTACGAGCGCGACCAGAAGGTTGTCGGCTGGTCACGGCACGTTCTAGGGGGGCAGAGTGACGCGGGAACGGCCCAAACCAAGGTCGAGAGCGTTGCCGTCATACCGAACACGAACGGCACGGCTGACGAACTTTACATAGTTGTTCAGCGGTACATCAACGGCGCGACCCGCCGCTACATTGAGTATTTGAAACCTCACTGGGAAGAAAGTAACGACCCTGAAGACGCCTTCTTTGTCGATTGCGGGTTGAGCCTTGACGTACCGCTGACGATCACCGCCGCAACCGCCGCCGACCCGTGCGTGATTACGTCAGCGTCACACGGCGTCGATGGCGGCGACGATGTCCGAATTACTTTTGTCAAAGGGATGACGGAGTTGAACGGAGTCGCCTACATTGCGGGCGAGACAGCGACAAACACCTTGGAGTTGTTCAGCAACACCAAACAGAACACCACCATTTCAGCCGCGACAGCAGCGAACCCCCCAGTTATTACCGCCGCCGCACATGGTCTGTCAGATGGTGATGAAATCGGTATATTTGGTGTCGTCGGGATGACCGAGTTGAACGGGAAGGGTTTTACCGTAGCCAACAAAACCTCTGATACTTTTCAATTGTCGGGTATCACCGGAGCCGGATACACCTCCTACACCAGCGGGGGCGACCTTCGCCACGCCATCAACAGCACCGCATTCACCACCTACGTCTCTGGCGGCGAACTCAGAGAGCGGGCCACGGTTCTCTCCGGCCTCGACCACCTTGAAGGTGAGGTTGTGAAGGTGCTAACGGAAGGTTCTACTCACGCCGATAAAACTGTAACATCAGGTGCAATTACATTGGATAGGTCATCTGCCATAACTCATGTTGGTTTGGCCTATACGTCTGATTTTGAGACACTACGACAGGATGCCGGCGCCCGGGATGGTACGAGCCAAGGTAAGTTCATCCGCTTCCACCGCGTCATTATCAGGTTCCTTCAGACCCTTGGCGGGTTCATGGGGCCAGACACAGATAACCTCGACCGGCTGGTCCTCCGCGAAGGCGGTGACCCGATGGACACCGCCGTTCCGCTGTTCACAGGTGACCACGAGTTAGAGTGGGACGGTGAGTTGTCCACGGACGAACACTTTTTTTACCGGCAGACCGACCCCTTACCTGTTACCATTGAGGCAATCATGCCCCAGATGGAAACACAGGATAGATCATAATGTTTGAAGTTGTACCTTTCAAAGCAGAACACCTCGCCGCCATACAGTTACAATCCATGCAAGCGCACTTGAGTAATTGGGTCACGCTAGAGGAGGGTGTGGGGCTTGAGCAATCACCCGGCTACACGGCTTTCTCTGATGGTAAACCTATCGGCGCGGCGGGTGTTCTACCTTTGTGGATGGGCCGCGCAATGGCTTGGGCGTTTATCGCAAAGAGTACGCCCCAAGACTTCCTCAAGGGCCACCGTGTTGTTAAAAAATTCTTGGATGGTTGTCACATCAGGCGCATTGAAATGACCGTCGATTGCGATTTTCCAGCGGCGCACCGCTGGGCCAAAATGCTGGGCTTTGAAATGGAGTGCGAACGGATGAAGCATTACAGCCCTGACGGACGGGACTGTGCGCTATATGCGAGGATAACCCCGTGACAGAGGTAATCCGCATCACGTTTAAACAGGCTTTCGATGACCCCGACTTCACCACTCTGTTCGATGAGTATTGCGAAGAAAGCGCCATGAACGGTATGCCGCAACCTGTCTGCCAGCCAGCGATTTACCAACAGATTGAGGACGCCGGGATAATGCACGTTCTCGGTGCGTATGATGATGACCGCATGGTCGGCTTCCTGAACCTGTTAGTTAATACCCTGCCGCACTACGGTAAGTTGGTAGCCACCACCGAAAGTTATTTCGTAGGGTTTAAACACCGTAAAGGCGGTGCAGGGTTGATGCTGTTGCGGGAAGCTGAACGCTTGGCAACCACGCTGGGTGCGGTGGGTATACTGGTCAGTTCTCCGAACGGTAGCAAGCTGGCTGAAGTCATGCCGAAGGTTGGCTACACGGCGGCTAACCAAGTATTCTTCAGGTCACTACAATGACGGACTTAACCACCACACAAGGGGCTATCCCGGCGATGAGCGCAGACGCGCTTATGGCCGTGCGAGAGTTTGAGGCTGAAGCCCTTGCTCAACCTCAGTGTCAAGTGAAAACGCACCACGTTCTACACGGCGGGATTTACAGCCGTACTATGCAGATGCCCGCCAGTTCTGTGACCGTGGGCGCTTTGATTAAGATTGACACCACCGTAGTTACGAGCGGGCATTTAACGATTTACACCGGGGCGGGGAAGGTTGACCTTATCGGGCATACCGTCACGCCCGCCCGCGCAGGGCGTAAGCAGATTGTGTTCGCCCACCGGGACAGCGACTTCACGATGCTTTTTGCCACAGACGCCAAGACAGTCGAGGAAGCGGAAGCGGAGTTTACAGACGAGGTTGATATGTTGGGTTCCCATAATAACCCTGAGAACGATATTGTAGTGATAACAGGTAGATGATATGAGCGGCTATACCACAATCGCGCTTACCGTTATCGGAACCACGATGTCCGTTATCGGTCAGCTAAAGCAGGGTGCGGACGCAGAGAGAGCCGCGAACCGAAACGCTGGTGTGCTGTTCCAGAACGCCAACGCCGCACGGCTGGCGGCGAACGAGAACGCCAAACGCCAGAGACGGCTTGCTGGTAAACGCGCTGGTACGAACCGCGCCCTTGACCCTGATAAGATCGACTTGCTTGAGGACACGGCGCTTGAGGAGGAATTGGCTATTCAGTCTCTCGTCCACGCGGGCGAGGTCGAGGCCATAGGTTTTGAGAACCGGGCGCAGAGCGAAATCGCAAGAGGTAAGAACGCCAAGTCAAATTCCGTGTTCGGCGCTTTCTCGTCAATCCTAATGGGTGCGGCGAGTTTGGGTGCTGGCTCCGCTGATAAGGCGGGGTCTACTATCCAATTCAACCCCGGCAACTTCAACCCGGTTTCGGGCGGCGGCGGCACAGGCTCACCGTTGGTTCTTAGGACTTAAAGAATGGCAAAATTCACTTCATTCGACGCGCCACAAGGTGTAGCTGGCCCGACCAACAGCGGTATGGAAACCGCCGCGCACCAAGGCGGCGGCGGGCAAGCCCTAGCCAGTTTAGGGTCCGACATAGTAAAGTTCGGTGGTGTCCTCAGACAGCGCGAAGACAAACGCGCTATCACTTCAGCGCGGGCGTCCTTCTCTGAATTTCAGTTGGGCTTTGAGCAAGACGAAATTACGCGGAGAATGGCGGCACCGATTGGTGCACCCGGCCACTACGAACAGTCTCAACAGGCGTTCGACGCGGGTATCTCCAAGCTGACCGAAGGAATGAATGACGTTCAGAAGAACGCGCTTGCTGGTCTTATAGGCACGGCGCGGACTTCCAACCTGACCTCTGCCATGAAGTTCCAAGCGCAGAGCATGGTCAAGGGTGATCTGAACAACGTCAACGTCATTGGTAAGGGTATCGGCGCACAACTACACAACGGGACGATCAATCTCCAACAGGGTATGAACTTACTCAAAGAGGCGTTGATCGACACCACCATTGGCGCGGCGGGCCAGCAAGAGTTGGTGACGAGGATGTTGCCAGAGTTTCGCAAACAAGCGATGGACGGGCTTGTATCGAACCCGATAGAAGGTCTTAGGCGGCTAGAGGCTGGCGAGTTGAAAGGCTTTCCACCGGACGAGTTGTTTAAACTCAAGGGTGATCTTGTGACCGCGATAAACGGCCTGAACAAAAAACAAAAAATGGAAGAATTTGCCGCCGCTTCTCAGACCCACAGTAAGGCGTTTGAGTTGGCGACAGGCCAAGGCACACCGCAAGAGGTTGAAGCCGCCAGCGCGGGACTTAGTCCTGAAATCAGGAATATGTTTAAGAAGATGGCGATTGACCGTGACCGCCCGGTTAGAACCATTGAAGAAAAATCAAACGCCAGTTCCGACTTGTTCTCCCGCTACGAGGAATTGAGCGTCAAGTTGAAGAACAAGAAACGGACTTCCACCTCAAGCATGGAAGAATTGTTGACGTTCCAAACAGAGACTACCCAACTTGTGCTTGACGGTTTCGTAACAAAGGGTGACGGACACCGTTATATCAAGAACGTTGAAGAAGTTATGCAGAGAAAAATAGAGGACGCGGGTACGAGTTGGGTTGAGATATTCGACCAGACCCCTTTCAACGTGGGTATGGACCGTGTGAACAAACACGTTGAGACAAACAAACTCAGCAAGTCGGCGCACGTTAATATCGCCCGGCGCTTCAACGAGTACCTTGACCGTGGGCAGATAGCCAGCGGGTCAGACCAGACAGAAGGCCGGGACGAACAGGTCAATATGTTCGCGGACCTTGCGATACGCGATTATGTGAACAAGCAAATCCCGGCGACCAGAGGATTGAAGACCCTGCCGAACAGCATAATCAGCAACGGTAAGATCACACCGGGTCTGCCGGGCAAGCGCGACTTGGCACCGACCAAACAAATTGCGGGCGGCACACAGACGGAGCATGACCCCCAGTCTGACACTTACGCTGTCGTAACCCGTGACAAGGACGGTAAGGTTACAGACTTCAAACAAGTCACCAAGGAACAGGCTTTCACCCCGCCGCCCACTCCGGTTGAGGAGGGCGCGGACCAAGACCCGACTGACGGTAGGGTGTTGATCGACCTACCGCAACGGGCGTTCGACCAGACGGGCGGCGAACAAGGTTCGTCCGATGACGTACCGACAGAAGCGCCTAACCTCACGATGGACGATACTGCCGCCGCCACGGACGCCACGGATGAGTTTCAGAAGAAACTCGCCGCTGACGCGGAGACTGAAATTTTACAAGGTGAGCCAGAGTTTGAGGACACAGACCCGGCACCGGGTAGTGTGGCCGTTAAAATTCCTCTCGCCCCGGCAGAGCAAGCTATTGATATGGTTCAGAGCCAGCTTATCGCCAACGAAGGCACGGGCGACACCCTGACCGGGATACCGACAGGCGAGGGTGGTATCACAGAGGTTCGCAAGAAAGAGATTGAGCGTAAGAAGGGCCGCGCCCTGACCGATGAGCAAGCCCGCAACGAAGCCGTCCGCGAGGACAGCGCGGCACTCACTGACGGTATGCCGGGCTTCAGCACCCTACGCGCCAACGTGCAAGCCGCGCTTGTCGATATGTCTTATACGGTTGGCGTCAACAACGTCCTGTCGTTCCCGAACTTACGCAAGGCCGTCTCAAGCGGGAATGTGGGCGCAATCCTACGCGAAACCCTCGACACCGCCGTTGTGGACGGGAAGTCGGTCAAGGGTCTGGCGTTGCGCCGGGCGCGTATGTTCAACCAAGCCAGCCGCGACTTCCGCATTACAGAGGTCGAGCAGTTGCGTGACGGCACCATCAACTACCTGTCAGGCACGGAGGTCTTGTTCACGTTTAAACAGCCCAAGCACAGCCAGAGTAAGGCCGGTAAAGAGACGGTAGCGCATGGCTGAACAAGGCGTCTTTAACCCCGCCAATTCCGTACCGCTTGGCACACCCGCACAGGTGGCGTCACCGCCCGCTGTCTTTGACCCGTCTAGGTCTGTCCCGTTGGGTCTGCCCAACGAAATGATTTTCAATGACCAGACGGGTGAGGTCATCGAAGCGCCGCACGGCACCACCGCCACCCTTGGCGAGATATTCAGCCGTGGTCTGGACAAGGGAGACGCGGACACAAAGATTAGCAAGCTACACTTTGAGCAATTCATGGGTAACGACACGCCCGCGATAACGGCAGAGATAGCCCGGCTCCGTAAACTAAGCGGCCCGCAGATTAAGACGGACGGTGTGCTTGGTGAGATATTCAGGGCGACAGCCCAACAGTTGCCCGTCCTGAAAGAGATTTTTGGACACGCCGCCGAACGCGGCGCACAGGGCGCTATCGGTGGCGGTATGTACGGCATGGCTTTCGCTGGCGTAGGCTCTGTGCCGGGGTTCTTTGCCGGGCTTGGCGCTGGTGCGCTGTCCGGTACGATTGAGGGTACGTTCATCCTTGAGACGGGCGAGACGTATGCAGAGATTAGCCAGTTTAAACACCATGACGGTAGTTTCGTGGACCCGATGGCGGCGCGTATCGGTGCTGTCGCGGCGGGCGCATTGTCGGCTGGCCTTGAGGTTATGCCGATGGCGTTGCTGTTCCGTCTTGTGCCGGGTAGCAAGAATGTAATTGGTAAGCTGGGCGACAAGGCGCTGAAGGCTCTGAAGATACCGACCGGAAAAACCGCGTTCAGAAAATTCGTCCTGAACATTTCTACCATCATGGCGGTGGAAACGGTCACGGAAGGTGGACAAGAGGAAGCCAAGATAATCGCGGGCGACCTTGTCAAGTTGACAACGGACGCCGCGACACCATTGGTCACAGGCAACAACGCCCTTGAGCGTGTGGCTAATGCAATGGAGGAAGCGTTGAAGGCAACCCCGTTAATCGCAACCGGGTTCTCAACGCCGAAACTAGGGGCCGATATACTTCAGCAACGCGCCGAAGCTAAGTTGCGCCCGAACACCAAGGAACAAAAAGTCGAGGATATGCCGAACGAGACGGTGGACAGCGTCACGAACAAGCTGAAGAAAGCGCCCGTGTCGGCAGACCTGAAGACCTACGATGTGGGTGAGTTGAACGAAACAGAGATAGAAGAATTGGAAGCGGCGGGGATTGAGGTTGCCGACAACGGCACCATCGTCGCGGCTGACGCAGAGCTTATCGCGGCAGAGAGCCAGCGCCGTACCGACTTCTATAAGAAGCAAGAGGCGTCACAGTCCAAGGCCGCGAACAAAGAGGCAGAGGTTGTCGAGCGCCAAGTCTCCCGCGCCCGCATTCGTAAGATTGACGAAGTGGTCAAGGGCATGGACGAGACTATTGACGCCACCCTTGAGACGATTGACCAGCTAAAGGCACAGGACAAGCCGACAAAGAAACTAAACAACCGGGTCAACAAGCTACTCAAGCAACGCGAAATACTGGACGAGGAACGCGCCAGCCTACTGACCACTGGCACCGCATTAGGTAAAGCGCGTGAGGCGCTGAAGGCCACCGACAAGCAAGTCGAGTTGAAGGGCGCGGAGTTAATCAAGGCGCAACGCCGCACGGCCAAGGCCAGAGTGCGGGCCGTCCAAAGCAGTTTAAACGCCGCGCTCAAGCTGGGCCGCGACAACGTCAAGGCGGCACAGTCAGCGGTGATCGACGTTATCAACAACTCAGCCCTGCCGAATGACCTCAAGGGTAAGTTCTTGGTTGCCATGCGAAACGTCCAGACCCTTGAGCAATTAAAGAAAGCCGTGCCACGGATACAAGCCCGCATCGACAAGATGGTGCATAAGAAGCGGCGCGGGGTTGTGCTGAAGCAACTCAAGAAAGTCATCAAGTCCACCAAGACCAAAGGCACGAAGGGTAAGTTCGGCGCAGAAGTCGGGGATATACTGAACAACGTCCGTAAGGCGTTCGGGCTATCCGATGAGGCCGCGCAAAAGATACTCGACGTTCAATCCGAAGCCGGGACCACAGAGATACCAACACCTGAACAGGCGTTGGAGAACCGTATCTTAATGTTACGGGCTGACCAAAAAGGCACCGACCTCAACCAGCTTGAGAGTTTGTTGGAAACCCTCGTCGCGTTGACGGAATTGGGTAAGGGTATCCGCAAGGCCGACATCCTCAAGAAACAGGAAGCCAGCGCCGCGCTCCGCGCAGAGTTGATAGACCTCATGGGTCCGGTGCGGGTAGAGACGGACGCACAACGCAGACGCCGTTTAGCGGCGGCGAAAGCGGAAGCGGTTATCTTCTTAGGGAATAGTGGTGCTTGGTGGAACAAGATCAAACGTATCATGCGTTCGTCTAACAAAGGCCGGGTTGATGCTTTCTTGGAGAAGGTCATCTTGTTTGACGAAAGCCGCAACTTTGACAAGGGTAAAGAGAACGCCGTCAAACGCTTCACTGAACTTATGATGGCCGCGCTGAACACAACGTCCGAACGCGACCTGTTGCGCTATATGCAAAACTCAGAGACAGAGCAATTGAACCTTGGCGCACACACTCACGCTGACGGGGTGCATGAACTTTTGGACATCAAGACCCGCGCTGAACTACGCAAGCGCATCATGGAATTGAAAGCGCCCGACCTTAAAATAAGTATGATGAACGAGGAGAAGGGGAACAGGTACACTCCGCAAATCATTGAGGTGTTGGAAGGGGCGATGAACGAAACTGATTGGCGTATGGTAGACGCGCAGTTGCAGTTCTACGCCGAATACTTCCCGCGCATCAACGAGGTCTATGCGCGGGTGTATGGTATGTCCCTGCCTAACCTTGAGTTTTACAGCCCTATCAAACGCGAACACGGTAACGAACAGCTTGATGAGTTTATGAAGGGCATCCACTATCGCGGCGGTGTTGCGCCTAGTAGCCTCAAGAGTAGGAAGCCAAGTATTCGAACCATCAGGGCGATTGGCGACATGACCGTGTTCCAATCCCACATCAATGAAATGGAATACTTTATCGCCTACGCGGAGAAGGTACAGACCTTGAACCATGTGTTCGCCAACCCTGAAGTGCAAGACCATATGCAACGGGTGTTTGGCGAAGACTTACAAAAATCCATCAACGATGATCTGGACGCCTTTTCAAAACGGGGTGTGCAAAACTCCCTTGTCGGTGAACAAATGTTACAGGTGCTTTACCGTAACTTCACGTTCGCCCAGCTTGGCGCTAAACCGCAAATCGGGTTGAAGCAGTTAGCCTCGTTCGCCGCCTACATGGAAGACGTAAAGACAACCGACTTCCTTGAGGGGTTGGCCGTGTTCGCCCGGCACCCGAAACGGTCCCTTGAGGTATTGAGGAACAGCCAGTTCTTTGCAGACCGTGGAATAAACATCGACCAAGATTACAAGGCCATGACAGAGGGTAGGTCGAAGATTGACATTATCGGTAACAACCCGACCCTAGCCCATATCCTTATGCTACCGATTAGGTGGGGCGACAAAGGCGCTATCGCTATCGGCGGGTTCGCCCACGTTCATGCTGAAATGAAAAGAAACGGCGGCGACCAGAAAGCCGCGTTGCGGTCTTTCGACCTGTTGTCTGTCCGCACCCAACAGTCCACCGACATTGACCAACTCTCCGCATTACAACGGACGAGTAGTTTAATCAGGGTGTTTACACGCTTTATGTCTTCAGCCAACGCCCTGACCCGTGCAGAGTATAACGCCATCTTGGATAAGAAGGCGGGCCGTATCAGTAAAAAAGAGTTCTGGAAACGTATGATGGTCTACCACGTTTTCATCCCCGGTTTAATTCAGTTCATAGCCAACGGCGTTACTTGGGATAGGGACGATCAACTCCGTGCGTCCCTGCTGGGTACATTCAACGGGGTATTCTTATTCAAAGACGTAGCTGACGCACTCTTTCGTTGGGGTATGGACACTAAGATTTTCGACATTGAAGGTGGACACCCAATGGGTTTCGTAGACGATATGTTTAGATCAATGGCTGATTTCGCAGAGAACGGTATACCGATGGAGGACATCATCGAAGGAACCAAAGCCATAGACGGGTTTCTCGACGGGCTTGGGGCGCTTACGGGTGTGCCGCTCAAGACTATATCCCGCGAATTGCGCGGTCTTGGGCGCTTGGCGACAGGTGCTAGGGGCGACGAGGCTGTCCGTGGGGGGGCAGAGGCTATCGGGTATTCCCCCTATACCATTGATGAGAAGATACTCGCAGAGTGATGTTTAAACGTGTTAAGTTACCATTTCGCAGAGGAATTTGAATTATGACGCTCAGTTCAACAGTCAACAGAACCAGCACGGACGGTGACGGGAGTGCCGTCAACTTCAGCTTCCCGTACCTGTTCTTTAACCAGGATGATCTGACGGTCATCTTGGTTAATGAAACTACGAATGTTGAAACCACGCAGACCATCACCACGCACTATACTG